CGCCTGGGTTCGCGCATCGCGCGCAAGCTTACGGTAGATCTAATTGTGGAGGTATAACCCCCCCCACACCGTTGTGAAGCTCATCGATAGAGTTTCCTATGCCAAGCCCGTAATTGGCGAAGGAATTTGAGAACTTCTGGATCCGTAGGAGGCTGGACAACATAGTTTGCCAACAATTGACTGAGATCCTCATCGAGCCTAGCAGGTCTAGCTCGACGCTTTGGCTTACAAAAGTCTTTTGGAAAAGCCAGGGGTGCTTTAAAGTGCTCCTGCAGAGCACTAATTTCAGGCATGGAAATGTCGAAACATTCCATGAGCTCAGACATGACTAACGTCTGGTCCACTTTGTGTCCATAGACCGGACGAAGCTTATATTCACTGTGCAAGCTATAGCTGCTCTCGAGAGCACTCATATCAACATACCTATCTTTCTTCTTGCATGTCATTAGCCACTTTCCAAGGTCCTCATACACCGGAATACCGGCGTAGAGAACAGCATACGAATGGCCTAAAGAATAATAGTAGGAGTCGAGATGTTCATCAAATGAGTGATTAATCATCAGAGGGACAGAATTCAATAGCTTGTGTAGGTCATGAACGAAAAACGTTGTAGTTGGATTGACCTTAATGAATTTACCTGAACAGAAACCGACATCGTGATCATCATAGCGTGCGATCAACTTCATATCAAATCCAAAGTATGCAAAAGTATTCTCCAATTCATGCTCTCTCCTTCCTTGATTAACAAGAAGGAAGTAACGAACGGCTACATACATCAGCAGGGTATTACGGTAAGTGGTGTTCATCTCTCCAGAACCATTGGTGTACTTATGGCGGAATTTCAACCCATTGGGGAAAGACCCTTTCTTGATGCAAGTCTGTGCAAATATATGATCGAATGAATCTAAATCGTCAAATCCTCTTCGTTCAAAAACACGACGTGTAACCGTGTGCTCAATCTGCATAGCTCTATCACGCTGAGAGGATTCAAAACTGGTGGCATCGCCTTCCATTTTATAACCGTCCATCTGCATAATATTGTCATCACCCTTTACCAAAAAGTCACCTTCTTCCATTTCCTGGAATTCTTTACCTACTTCTGCATAATTTTTCGCCGCTGTTACGCCCTTTAATTGATAAAAGGCACGTTCAACTTGCGTCACAAACT